AGCGTAGCATTGAATTTCGCCCTGTGCATCTGGCTTGTCGCGCAATGACAAGAAATGCAGAAGAGCCTGCAAGCTGCAGGTCCACGTGAAGCTTGTGTACGTTGACATAGGCATAATTCCACGAGCCTGCTCCTTGCTCACGCCTAGCGTCAGAAGAGCCCTGTAAGCCTGCTTAGCCTGCTCTAGCGCCTTGGCGTATTCGATCATCGCCATTTTGTTCATAGAGGGCTCTAGAGGGCCAGCAGAAGCTTGTTTGTTGCTGGCGCTTTGCTGCCTAAATTCACGAGGCATGTAGTAAGTGTCATCATCGGCTTCGCAATAGCGAAAGCTTTTTTCATTCCAGCCGAGTTGGTCATTGGCATACGTGCCACCAATAACATGCTTCCACCATTGACGAGCAATAAACAGCGGAGCTTTTACTTGCCATTTTGTGACAACGCCCCTAAAGGGACTGGTGTGCTGATGCTTCACCAAATAGTTAAGAAGCTTTTGATCCTTATCAGTCCACTCAGTAGAGGCTTGATCGAAAGACTGCCGCGCATCACAAACAATGTCAAGCGAAGTTCCCATCCAATCGATGAGCCTGACAAAGCTAATACCGTCACAGAGGGGATCAATGATCTGAAGGGGAGAAGATGTCATTTGTTGTTGTAATTAGTGGGCCAAATAAGCATGCGAATAGTGATGACAATTAGCACCCACTGCCAAAAGCCAAGGATGAATCCTGGAAAAATCCAGCCCACGCAAATGCTTAATAGCCATGAACGCAGGCAAATAAAGCCAAAGGCAACAAGGATTTCAGCGATGACTTTGCTGACCACCTTGAGCGAATCGTCTTGTGTTGGAGATAAAGTCATGAATCAAGAGGAAGGGGCGAAGCCTCTGGAAGCCAATGATAGGCGCCACCTTGGTTTCAGCGTGCCAAACAATGCGAGCTTTGCTTTGTCCTCCATCTTTCACGATGGCGGCAATGGTGCCCAAAAGGCTCGTGGGCATCCATCCCGCAGCAGTGGGCTGCACGTAGACGACGGTTTGCCCAACTTCCCAAGAAAAAGACCTTGGCGTTTTCGGGAGGGCTCTGAAGGAAGCCGTACCAAGCTTTTCGGCTTTCCTTCCATCGTCCACTGCGTAAACAAACTGCCTGCCATTTCTCTGCATCGCTAGGCTAAAGCAAACGACGGGAGCCCTATGTCAAGAATGTTTTCCATTCCAGTAGCATTAAGCTACAACGGACGCGACTACATTGCTGAAATGGGGCCTTTTGAACGGAGCATGGAAAGGGACTTTGCCCTTGTCGCCAATAAGAAAGCATTGGACGAATGTAACGACATTGATAAGCTCAAGGAGGTGGCATGGAATATGATGCAGGGCTGGAGCAACATGCAAGATGCCACTGCTTCGCTTGTCAAGGAAAACCTTGAACTGCGTCAAGCCATGCAGATTCAGCAAATGGACTTAGAAGCAGCAGATGCTTTGCTTGGCGAAGCTGGAGAAGCCATCAAGACATTCGCAGAACAGCAGCAATCTTCTCAAGCCAAGCGATTTCTTTGGCCGTTTGGGAAGTAAGCAAAAATACTTTCCAACCACAAAGCATGGCTAAGTTAAACTTTCTGGCGTCTCGTTCGTAGCCAGAGCCAGTAACATGACGACCACGATTAAAAGTGCCGCCTTGTATTTCAATGAGAGAGCGAGAAGGAAGATGTGCAAAATCTGCCCTGTAACGTTTTGAACGCTTGCTTTTTGCATAGCGCTCTTGAAAATCAGCTTCCCAAGCCTCTACATCGCTGAATTCCCTAATCAATGGGAGATCGGGATAGTGAGCTTGCCAAAGCCCGAGAAACTGATCTTCTAATGCGCTCACGAGCTATACAGCAGCAAAAGCTACTTTAGCTCCTTGATTTTGATATTTACCATCGCCATAGGCGCTGGCGACATCGTTTTCTAGCTTCATAAACATCACTTGAACGATGCCTTCATTAGCGTAGACCCTTGCTGGAAAAGCCAAGGGATTGACAATACAAATAGTGAGATAGCCAGACCAGCCAGGCTCAATTGGCGTAACGTTAATGATTGTGCCTTGACGTGCATACGTTGACTTCCCGTCAGTGATGCCCATCACATTGTTAGGCATCGAGATGCGTTCAAGGCTAACGCCAAGAGCGTAGGAAAAAGGCGGAAGCACAAAGAACGTGCTGCCATTTTCTTGCCGAGGCGTCTGCTCTTCCATCAGCTCCGTGTCGAAGCTTTTCACATCCAGATGGAAGTCCTTACTTACGCTGTTATCAATGACCATAAAGCCTTCAGGAGAAAGGCGCAGGTCATATCCAGCATGAGACAGTCCATAAGACAATGCTTTCGTGCCATTGTCTAGTTCGCGACGCTTCTCTCCAGTGAAAGGAAAGATGATGTCGTTTTCAGCGAGAATGCTAATTTGCTTGTCGTTAAGAAGCACTGTTTGAAGAGCGAGAAAACAAGCCCATGGAGAGCCAAACAAGAATTGCGGCAGGCCAAAAGGGCACGGACGGCCAGATTGACTGGACCGCCCATGCCCCTACACAAGCCGCTCCAAAACTAAGTCCCAAGACAATGACCAATGCCAAAAGATAGACAGGCCAGTCAGTGGGTTCGGAGCGCTTTGCCATCAGAACAGATCGTCGTTAGACGAAGACGATGCGAAGCTGCTGCCTGCACTTTCGCCGTTCTGCCAGAAGGAAGAATAAGCTTTAGGGCTATTCTCCATCTTGTTGACAGTCACTTGTCCCTTGAAATGAGGGGCAGTGTCCTTATCACGCTTGTCGTTGTTCCACAGTGCCACGCGGAAGCTGTAGTTTCCTTGCGCATTGGGACCAGCCTTTTTGGCTGCATTCAGAATGTCGGGGGTGAGATCGACAGTACCGCTGAAAACGGGGAGATTGCCAGAGGGCATTTAGTGTTCCTCAGAAGGAGAGTGGTCGGCCCTGGAGGGGCTCTAGAAGCATAGCTGGTGCAGACGAGGAGTCAAGCTCCACGGTCCATAGAAATGGTTAAGGGGCGTCCGCCTGGGTAGTGCTCAAAAAAGTACTGTTGAGTCTTCTGAGCCATGATCCCTGCCTGCATGGCAAGGTCAGTGCCATCAAGGCTCACGATTTGAGCCTCCTGCCCTTCACCAGTATCAGGGTCGTAAATGGCAATAGCGCAATGCGCCTCGTTGATTTCGATGCCATACATCTGCTCAATGGCTTGGCAATAGGCTCCGAGCTGCATGCGGTAGTCGCCTAGCTGCGTATCAGGCTTTTGTTTGTAGCTTGTCTTCCAATCAAGCAGGGCGATATTGCCGTTGCCCATGGTCGCAAGCATGTCAAATGTGCCTGAGTAGCCAGTTTCAGTGGAGGGGCAATACCAAGCAATGGCACTTTCCACCAACAATGGACTGGCCACGCTAGTTAGGAAGTTGGCAATGCTGTCGAAATAAGGAACGAACAATGGATGGGAGTCAAGATGACAGTTGATGTCCTCGCCGTTCCAGAAATCCTCTAGCACGCCGTGAAGCCAATTGCCACGTTCTACGGCAGAGCGTGTGCGACGATTGGCTTCCTCATTGCCTACTTTCTTCCTCCAGTTCATGAGCGCCGCAATCTTGCCAGGCGGCGAACACGCGCTCGCAATAGTTGTCACAGAGGGCAAAACAATGCCTTCTGGGGCATTTGGAAAATTTTGCAAGCAATAGTAACGACGGTTGTTGATCTGAAGCCGATTGGGTTCGTAGCGGGCGAGAGAAGGCATAGAAAGGGCGTTGAGACATAGGTCGTAGCAAGGCATTGATTAAAGCAGTGCGCTCATTTCATCTTTGAGCATTTCAATGTCGTGCTCTAAATGGTGAACAGTGTCACGAAGATCCAAGATGTCATTTTGCATTTCTCCCAAGAGATTAAATAGGCTTTCTAATTTCAGGCCGCGATCAGCCATTAACAAATCAGCCACTTCGTGGCCGAGTGGATCCAGAAACGATGAGGAGAGGATCGTCTCGCGGTTGTTTTTAGTGGTCATTTTTCGTTCAAGACATATCTGATGGAAGTAAATGCGAATTGGAAGCAATGTAATCACCAAGTATTTGCTCTAATTGCTCTTGCCTTGTTTCTATACCTTTCATGTGCTGAATAATACTTAATTCAAGGTGTTGGTCGTTATCCAACCAGCAGCTTACATTTTTTTTACCTTCCCTAGTTTCTGGTCTTTTTGATTTAACTGGTGGAATAAAAGACGGATCGCGAAAAGACTGCATTTCCTTGCCGCTTCGCAAATGTTCATGTAATTTTTGACCAAGGGGTACTTTTTCGTAAGGCCAAAGAGATTCAGTGCTGGAAGGTCGTATAAATTTTACCCCTAAAAAAGTTGCTCGGCGTCTTAATCCATTGCGCGAAAGATTCCATTTTTTTTCTAAGTCCCTAATAGGAATTCCTTGCTCGGGATGATTTTGTGGAATTTTTGTTCCTTTTCCACGATTGCAGTCAGCGCATAGTACTTGAAGATTCTGCTCCACCGTGGCGCCTCCTTTGCTTCGTGGAATAATGTGGTCAATTTCAAGGCAGTTGGTCGCACCACATGCGCAACATTTAAAACCATCACGCTCTAATATTTTGTAGCGAAGGGTTTTGGGAATTGTTTTGCTCATTTTTCATTCATGTCCCAGAAATATTCGCAGCCTTCTTCCGTATGAGGCGGCGCTGCAAAATAACTTTGGAAGCGATCAGCGGGCGCCATGTAACGCCAGCAATCTTCCTTGACAGGGCATTCGTGGCCCGTACACATTGCAATATCAGGCAATTTTTTGCTCCTTTAAGACTTGAGGGACAAGGCGAATCCGCATTTTTGTATCAATACCAAGCTTGTTTTGGTGGCAAGATACATGCATGGGATAACCGCAGTATCCCGTAATTAGACAGGCATATTTATAGCGAAAGCTTTCTTTTGTGCCCGCCGCTTGACACTGTTTCCAGTGGCCAGATTTGACATTTTTCTTTCCTGCGATTGATCCTCCAATTTTTCCTGCATTTGAATACTGCTCAAAAGATAAAGCTTGACCACCTTTTGATCCAGCTTTCTTGTTTTTAATGGTCATCCACTCATGAAATAAATCCAATAATTCTGGCCAGTCATGCTCTATAAATACTTGTTCCCAGCTCCAAATACAAGGATGATTCATAACGCAAGATTGGATCACTCCATGGGCCGCATGTTGAGATGTGGTTAATTTGACTGTTTCCGTTCCGCCAAAGCACTTGGGTGTTGGATGATGTGCATTATGCAGTAAATCTGGATCAAGCCCAATTGATTCATTGTGCTCAAGGCATTTTGATGTGAAAAAATTTAAATCATCAATTGTTGGCATTGTTTTGTTTTGAACCCATTTCAACTCGGACAAGATTACAGGAGTGAGCGATGTCATAGAAAAATTGACAGGTGTCTGTTTTGGAGTGCAAGGCAAGTTGTCCGCTTAGCATTGAATCCGCCACCGTGGCCAGAACAGCAGCAATACGACGGTCGCTGCTAAGCGTATCGTCAGGAAAGCTCCAGAATGCTTCATGGCAGGCATCAATCAGCGTCCGTCTGTTCGTCAACATTTTTCAGCAGGTCCGAAAACTCTTCTGCTTGTGCATTGAAGGCATCAACAATGAGAGAACGGGAGTAACCACAGCCCATCAAATAGCAAGCAAAGTCCTCGACAACTTCGTATATAGTTGCCTTGTAGCTTGTCACTTCAATGTCAAAGCTTGGATCGCCATAGCGATTAGTTATTGAATGCTTCCATGAATGTTTCCATGGAGAAAGAGAAGAATCGTTCATGGTAGAACTAAGCTTGCAAGGAACAGAATGAGCAAGGCTAGAGCTGTAGAGGCAAAAGCAACCAGCAGGAACAAGCCAAGAGGATCGTCAGCTAAAGAGGCTGGAAGAAATGCAATCAAGAGGGGCATGGTCTTCATTAAGGCAAATGGTTCCAGCAAAGGCCCGCGCAAAGCGGGCCGCTGCTAGATCTATGGCTTTTTTGCAACGAAAGCTTTCATTGCTTCAACCATTGCCTCCGCCGTATCACAGGCGCGAACAAGATCAATTTCCTTGGTCATCTCTGTTTTGGTGATGACCATTTGCTCTTCTTTTGCCCAGACAGTCATCATGGCTGCTGCCACATTGCCAAACTGCTGCCACGTCTTCACTTCAGTGGCACGAGACAAACCAATGGCTTCCAGGGCGGCCTTACCAAGCGCCATGCTGTTCTTCTCGTCGGCATAACCAAACGGATTGGCTTTGCAAATGGTGGTCAGGGCAGTTTTGGCATCGAAGGCCCCTGCATCATCGGCGACAGGAGCTGACGCTGCTCCAGAAGGTTCAGGAGCTGGTTTAGCTGCCGCTGGCGCCTTGCTTGTCCGCGCAGCTTGCTTCGGAGCTTCCTGTTGCAGCGGGAGTTTGGCCGTTGCTTTTTCATCTTCTTTAGGGATGTCCTCTCCTGCATAGAGACGCAGACCAAGACCAGTGAAGGTGGCAATAGCCTTGACTGCAGCACGCTGACAGTTGTCAGAGATGGCACGACCATCAAGCTCCTTGATGGAATTGTGCTTCCTGTCCATGATCGGGAAGATCAAGGCAACAGTACGGCGGCAGCCATCAGTGAGATAGGGGCGAAGATAGTAAGCGCCTGGTGTGCCAAACACCACTTCCCCAATGGTCTTTTCTTCAAAGGCCACAAAATACGTCGGGAAATGCTCCTTCAAATAGCGGTAGGCAAAAGGCCAAGACAAATAAGACAGGCCCTTGTAGTCTTTCTCAATGTGAGGGCCAATGTCGGGCGTGTCATAAGCGGCCTTGAAAGCTTCGGCACTGATCTCCAGGGGAGAGAAAATACCGTTGTAACGATCCATTGCAGCTTGCTGGGCAGGGTCCATGGAAGAAAAATCAGACGGGGGGTAGAGCATAAAAGAATGATTCACTGCTTCGACTGTGGCAAGCTCATGTATTCGCCATACATAATGACGAAATCAATGCTCATCTCAGAACCTTCGTTCTTGGTGATGATGCTCTTGCCAGGTAGGGGCCAATCAGGAATGGCGCGAATGTCAGTGGGTAGCTCGTAATACTTAGCATCGAAACCATCATCGATGGTTCCTTGCTCCCATAGGAGCTTTATGTCTTGATCGCCATGCTCAAGAAGAAATTCTTCGCAGGCAAGTTTAAGCTGAGAAACTTTCATTGATCAGTCGTTGTTGTAAAACAGGACGGCATAGGCAGATTCTTTTTCGTCTACCTCTTGCTCTTCAATTGGCGTGCCGGGCAGGCCAGCATGCGGGCTGTTCATGATGCGCAAACCAATAATTTTGTACAAACTTGCAATACCGTTGATGTCGCCGGCATCGTAAGTGCCTAGCGCTCCAATTTCAATGTCACCATATTTAATGATTGCTTTTTCAAGCTGCCTCATTAAGTCAGAAAGCTTCATCATGTTCTGGGGAGTCAATGGAAGATGTGGAATAGTCTTCAATGAGATCAAAGGCACCGTTGGCAAGAGTGGCGCTGCCCTCCCAAATTGGCGTGGAACGAACAAGGCGTTCTAGGGTTTCGCTGAGGCTCAATCGAGCTTCATGGGCGATGTTGCCAAGATGGGCGTAGGCAGTGTCAGTTAAGCTGAAATGCCGGCCCTTTTTCAGCTCTTTGTTACCGTTTGTCATAAAACAGGGGGGCAAGCAGGTAGCCAATTGAAAAGCCGATAAGGCCGGCTAGCCAGAGTTCCATGAACGAGAGGCATCGGGAACATGGCCAGACTAGCCATAGTTTTGAGCCCTGCCAACCGTCCAAGCTATTGTTTTCGCTTATCGTTTATTTCATTTTGCATTGTTTTAGCTTATAGGGCGGCTGCTTCTTGATTTCCTTGCTACAACGGGAGCGATTCCACCACTTTCCATGGCATTCTCCATCCTGGACCACATTGAGAAGCTTGAGCCAAGTGATCATCCAGGAAAATATATCTGCCCGGCATGCGGCGGCAATGATCTTTCTATCAATGAAAGCAATGGTGCCTATAACTGTTTCAATGATGATTCAGCCAAACATCGCGCTGAAATTCGCAACATTCTTGCACCATTAGATCGCTGGGAACGTCCTCTTCGTGATGCACGTTCCTACACTTTCTCCTACAAAAATAAGCAAGGCGAAACCACAATCAACGTGCATCGTGATGATGCCAGTGGCAAGAAAACAATTCGCCAAGCCTATCCTTCGGTACCACAAGGCACGCATCAACGCAAGGCGTACATTGATGAAATAAGAACTACTGTTCTTCCCTATCGCTACGACGAAGCCCTCACTGCTTGTCAAGTGACAGGGCTTCCCATTTTCATTGTTGAAGGCGAACTCACCTGCGATAGGCTTTGGGAAATTGGCCTGCCTTCTGTAACTTTCCTTGGTGGTAGTGGACAGTATCGCGCTAACGGCGACTATTCGCTGTTGTTTCGTGGCAAGAAGATCGTTCTCTGCCCTGATCGCGATGAGCCCGGCATTGCTCTCATGCGAGAAGTGGCTTCAGACAATCCTGGAGCACAATGGCTTTATGCCGACCCTGATAATTTTGAATGGGATAGCCTTCCTCAAAATGGCGGCTACGACTTAGCTGACTGGTTAGACGATGGTGCAGACCAAGAGTTGATTCTTTCCTCCATTGTTTCCAAGGATCGCCATGAAGGCAAGGATGGTCTTCCTTCCTACGAGGAAATCATCGGCAGCTTCGAGCGCATGGTCGGCCTTTATGACAATGATGCTCGTGTGGCTTTCCAGGCAGCGCAATGGCTAGAAGCTCATGGCGTGAAGATGAGCCAAGCCAATATTGACAAGATGATTGACGAGGCGAAGTCTCGTTTGTTTGGCAAGGAAGAAATAGAAACTATTGACGTGCTGCAGCTCATTGATGATGATTCCGTTCGTGAATGGCTGATTGCTGGGATCGTTCCTCTTGGTAGCGTTACGCTTCTTGCCGCGCAAGGCGGCACTGGCAAAACCAGCTTGGTTTACAACTGGGCTCTTGGCGTTGCCACTGGCTCCTCATGGTCTGGTCGTCGTTGCCTGCCTGGTAAATGCCTGCTCATCTCTGCTGACGAACCATTGTCAGATACTAAAGAGAAGCTTTCTATCATCGGCTATCAAGAAGCCAACATCAAGCCTGGCATGATTTCCTTCTGGGAAACCTGGCGTTTTGCTCACATGCAACAGCTTGAGCGTTTCATCAAGAAGCATCGTCCAGTGTTTGTCGTTATCGACTCGCTCACTGCTTGCTTTGCTGGAATGAATGTTGATCTGATCAAAAGCAATGCGGGCGATTCTCTCTATGCATTGCGCGACATGGCCAATGTCTACAAATGCTCCATCGTCATTCTTCACCACTTAAATCGTCAAGGTGGACTTCGTGACAGTTCTAGCTTTGTTGACAATGTGAGCGAAGTGGTGAAGCTCTATCGCCAGGAAGGTAATTACGATCAAAATCAGTTCATCTTGGAATGGGTGAAGAGCAGGAGTGGCTTAGCTGGTAAACACGTCTTAAAGCGCAATGCCGTGAATTATGGATGGGATTACGCCGGGCCTCTAGGCAATTCCATCGCTGAACTTGATCGCGTGGCAAACTATGTGAACATGCGTCCGCATGAGCGTTTCAGTAAGCAGCAGGTGTCACTAGGCACTGGCATGAACGAGAATGTCACAACTGGCAAGCTCCTCGAAATGGCACGCCGTCAAGGGCTCATCACCAGCAGCTTCATTGTTGGCCCGCACGATGAACGCACTCGCATGTACCACTCATGGGACTACCAAGGCCCCGATCTGAATTTCAGTTCTCCCAATGAAGAGCAAAATATTGCTCCCGATCAGGAAGAACTGCCAACAGCTCCGCCTGTTTCCATGGTTGCCAATGAAAATCTTCCCGAAAAGGAAGATCAGGAAGATTGGTTCTAGCTCTCTCGCAATAGGAGGGAGGCTCTATTGCTAGCCTCCCCGCTGCTTACCGTCGCGAGCAGCTTGAATAGTCTAGCTTTTTCAGCAAGCGATAGTTTTCAATTACCATGAAAATTCCATCGCAATGAAAAAGTGAAAATTATTTGGGACAACAGTGAGAGCGCGGCGCTTGTGGCGCCGCTTTCGCCTGAAGCACAAAAGAAGCTTGTTGAACTTGCAGAAGACTGGTTCAAGGCTCAACCAGATTTTGAAGATGACGATGAAGAATGAAAAAGGGGCCATCAGGCCCCTTTGCTATTTGCGCTTACCTTTGAAGCTTTGAGTGTCTATCAGCTTTTTGAATTCCTCTTCTTCTTTGCCTTTACCATAAAGCCAAGCTCTAGTGCTCTGTCCAGGCTTCGGACCATTCGGTGGCAGCTTGACGATTTTGTAATCCTTGAATTCTTCGTTCATAGTTCAATTGACGACAGAGCGGGCAGTGAAGCTGAGGGATGAGACGAGGGTCGCTGTATTTGTGCTTGACCAGCCATTCAGTGATGGCTTCCTTGTCCATGGGAAAAGCGGATGAGGCAATGCCATCATGGCGCCGACCAGTTCCATCTCCATTTGCCTTGTGCCAGAACAAGAAGCTGCATAAACCCGCTTGATTTTGGCTCAAACTCCCTTTACCCTCACCACAGGTCTAGCCAAGTGTCGCAAGCCCATCAGCGATGGCTCCTTAGCGCATAGGCATGGCCAGCTAGGGCTAGCGTAGCCCTCAAGGGCGGAGCGTTCATTCATAAGGCCAAGATCACCTATCAAAAACGATCAAAGCCCAACGATGCCTAAAACCTCCGCAATGCCGCTCTAGCCAGAGTGGAGCCCCCAAGGGCGAAACGTTCATTGCATAAGGCAAACAAGCCTTCATTGAACAAAACTCTCTTTAGTATTGCGAAGGAATTTCTCCTAACAATGCTTAACGCTCCACGAGCAGTTGATCACTTGCCTCTGCTTGAACATAACGGCACTGAAATCTTGCCAATTGTTCACTATGGATTTTCTTCTCCTAAGAAAGGGCCGCAACCAGCGGCCCGTACGCTTTACGGAGCACGGGATAACAATGGAGAGCGCCATTGGCGCTCTAGCCTGCATGAAATTGAAAAGCTAATTGATAGCGGCTTTACCATTGAGCAGGAGGAGAACGATGCCTGAGACAATCAAGAACGAATATTGCGACAGTCCTAAATCTTGCATGGCCGTAGCTTATCGCCGCGAAACTGGTGATGAGCTAGTACAAGCAGGGTTGGATGCTGCCTATGCGGAAATTATTAGCTCCTTCCATGGAGAAATGGAGGAGTTTGTAAGGAAGTATTGCCCTAAACGCTTGGTAGAGCTAGATGCCTTGATGGATCAAGCCTTTTGGCAGTATCATTGATTTTCTGGAACGGGGCGCTTGGTGCGCCCCTTTTGCTATGACCATTTTTCCTGCATCGTCAGAAGAAGAGCTTTCGCAAGAAGAATGGCAAGAGCTATGTAGCTTGAAAAAAGCAATTGATGGCTATCCAGCAAGCATGGCCACCGCTCAAATGGAGCGTTTTACTGAACTATTTGTTCGCTCTCTCCATGGAAAAGGAGATACAATTCATTAGAGAATAGCGCGACGTAATGGCTAAGCCTGAGATTGATTTTGAGAGCCCAGAACAGGAGCTTCAATACGCTGCTAATGCATTGAAGAAAGCCGGCATCAGTCTTACGCAATTTGAAGCAGTGCGCGATACAAAAGTGAATGGCGGCACTGGCGCTGCCGGCTATAGCAAAGAAATGCTTGGCCTTAGGCGATGGATGGTACAAGAGCTGCTTGCTGCCAGAATGAGCAATCGCCAAATTGCAAATGTTTTAAAGCTAAGCAAAGAAACAGTTAATGGAGACCGGCATTTCAATAGGCAGTTATATACAGAAGAAATCCTTAAAAACCAAGACGTGCATCGGGCACGTCTCCTAAAGGAGCAGATGGACCTCAAGGACCTGGCGCTCAATAGCTTTGAAAGCAGCAAGAAGAAACGCACTGTCACCATCATGGAAGGCGATGGTGAAGGCAGCAAGGAGATGGTCAAAATCGAAGAGAGTGCTGGCGATCCATCGTTCCTCAATGTGGCCAAGAACAGCTTGGTGGAACAGGCGAAGCTGCTTGGCCTTAACGAGCACAAGCCTGTAGAACAGCAGGACACGTCCTACCGTAAATTCCTGCAAGACCTTTCTTCCACCATTGCAAAGGAGAAGGAAGCGAAGGCTACGGAAGAACGCCGGGAGAATTCTTTGCCTGCATCGGCCTCGCCAGTATCGTTTGAGACCGAGCCTGAGAAAGAAGAATGGCCGGAGACCATCCCTTTACAAACAATTAATGAGAACGACTATTGACAAAGGCCGCTAGCGTGAGCACACTGTCATTGTTGCTCCCTTCCATTGTCCTCAGATTTTACTTTTTCCACTGCTGAAGCATTTCTGCGTGAAGCTGCTGCAGCAAAGCAGGGCAAGCGTGAAGCCATTTCTGCTTCCATTGCTCCCCATATCAGCGATCATGCCACTGTAGGCGTGCCTCCCAAGCTTCACGCTGCCATTGAAAGCTTCTTAGAGCACTATGGTGATGAAACCTACCGCCAGGTGGCGCTGTACTGCCTAGGGAAGTGGTTTGAAGCCCATACGGACGCAGCAGAGGACTTGTTTGGCATTGGTCAAATGCCAGAAGCAGTGGCGTGCATGATGGATGCCACTCGCATTTCAGACTCTCTCCATCTTATTTGTGAAGTGGGAAGCTTAGGCGGTGATAAGGATTGGAAAATTATGCTAGAGAAAGAACTCTCTCAAGCCATTCTTGAACACATCGAGGAAGACTTATGACTCCTTGCCGTACTTTCAAAATCACCACTTCCGAAGGCAAAACTATTGCTCTAGGCGCCATTTCTCCTAAACAAGCTGAACATTTTATGCTTGCAATGCGTCCTGACATTAAGATTGCCATGATTGAAGAAATTAAGCCTCTTCCTGAACAATGAACGATTTCATCGGCATTATTTGCAGCAGCGACTGGGGAGCAATGTGGTTAGGACCACTTTCAATTAGCTGGCAGAACAGTATGGGTTCTGAAGCATTGCTTCCTCGTCGCACATGGGGCAACACGCTTGTTATCTTCAAAAACCGTGAATTCCTTTTCCATTGATTCTTCATGGACACCCATCAGCCTTCCTTCATTGTTGAAGGCACACCACTAGCACCCACGGTTCACATTGTGCTTCCTCCTGAGCTTCAAGAAGATGCCAAAGCTTTAGCGGCAGAAAACATTCATCCTGCATGGAACAAGGCTCAGCGTCGTGGACGCCATTTTGTTATCACGACCAATTCGCTAGACGATCTTTCTGAACTGGCGGACTATGCGCGAGTGGGCATTGAAGAGCCAGAGCCTGGCCTTTCCAAAAGGAAGCGCCAAGCCTTGCAAATCTTGCTTGATCGCACCAATAGGCACGTCGTGCTAGAGCCCATGGGCGCATGCCACTGCATTGCCACCAAATGGCGGGACAGACCTCTGCCAAGTCACAAGGCGGCTTATCGCACCACGCTTGAACTCAGGGAAAAAGCAGGCTCTGTTAAGTATTGTTACAACGCTTGACTCGGTCTGCTGAAGGCGGCATACTACAGGGCATGCGGGCGAGAGCTTGCATGCCCTTTCTCTTTAAAGCAATGACTGCAAAGTTTTATCATTGGGGAGAGAAGCTTTCAGCCTTCACTTCTGACAATCGCTTGGTAATGAGCTTCGGCTCTCCCATTGCTAGCGTGCCTATCACAGTGAAAGAGCTTCAAGAATTTGTTTGCACATTAGAGCAGGCAATTGACGATGAGCCGAATGTTAAGCAGCGCATTGCGCTCGGTTCTATCAAGCACATTTTTCAGGCCTCTCTAAAGCAAGCACAAAAGGATCATGAACAGATTGTCGAAGAAACTCCTACTGGCGCAAATCTGGAAGAATATATGCTTTCTTACTCGCGTGCCATCAAAGAAGGAGCTTTCTGATTATGGCCTTCTTTACTGATGGTGATTACGACAACGATCCTGAGCTTGACTGGGAACGCCCCCAACGTTTGAACAGACAGTTAAGTCTCCATCAATTGGAGGGTCGTTTAGAGCTATGGAAACAAAAGCATGAGCTTTTGTGCCTTAAACTTTACCGTGCTGCCACTGGCATTTAATCATGAACAAATTCACCAAACTTCAGCAAATGATTGCAGAAGCCATGGAAGATGACATTCTTCCTGATGATCCGCAAGTGATTGCAGTGATTGATGTCATGGCAGAATGGTTTGAACTTGTGCTTGAAGACATGGGCCTTGAGCCTGCTTCTATTCCAGCTTTGCTGCGTTGGCAGTATTTGCATATCAATTGAACGACACAAGTGATTTGCTCTAATCACTTGGTAAGTGACCATGCAAACCAACAAGCTATTGGCATCGAAAATGACTGACAATTATTCTTTTCCCATTACCCCGCCGCCTGAGCTGTTTGCCGAGTGGCTCGCTGAGGCCAAGCGACTGCACCCTGGAGAGTCAACTGGCTTCATCGCCGGCGAAGTTGCCAGGCTCGCCTACCAAGCCGGCGCAGACACTGAGCTAGAGGCGTGCTGTGAGTGGTTCAAAGCCGATCCAGAACTTGTCGATGAACTCCGTGCTGCCCGCCGCCCCAAGCCGCCGAGCTTGAAAAAGCAGGCGCTGGATGAGCCGGATGGAATCGCAGCGGTATTTCGTATGTCTCACGGTGGCGATCTCGTATGCAACAAAATCCGCCGTGCACTGGAGCAACTCGATGACTGAACACCCCATCACTCCACCACCGGAGCTGATCCAGAGGTGGTCAGAACAGTTTGAAGCAGGGAGATCACTCTATGCAATGTTTGAAGATATTTACAGAGCAGGAGCAGACGCTGAGCTGGAGGCGTGCTGTATGGAAATTATTGATGGAGAAGGACGTTTCTACATTGACGAAACCAGTGACCGTGTTCGTTTGACCGAAGATCTCTGGACGACTCGCCGTCCCAAACCGCCGAGCTTGAAGGAACAGGCGCTTGAAGCTTTGGATGAAGAGCAGGCTGAGCTGAGCATCCAGAATTACAAGCTCATCCGCGCTGTACTTGAATCTCTACCCGATCACGAGTAGTCGCTTCCCCTAATCACTCATGACTGACCAACAAAAACTTCAACGCCTTCTTTCCAAGATTCGGGAAACTGCAAATCGCGAGCACTGCCTTGACGAGTGTGGCGATGATTACTGTTCTGCAGACAATGGCAATTATGATGATGCCTTTAGCGATGGAACAAACTATGGCGAGATTGCGTTTGCTCGTGAACTGCTTCAGTGTATTACCGACGAGCCTGAAGCCCAGTAGTCACCTTCTCTAAAAAGCCCCATCAGGGGCCTTTTCTTTTGCCCAAGTATGATCTCCAGGAATTGGTTCCATTGAAGCTTCCCATGAATCGTAGTCTGGTTCATTGCGAGGATCATAGATTTCCTCACTCGGTGGAATATAAATTTCTCCCCTACTAAGCCATCGTGCAAGACGTTCGCGTTCCTGCTCAGAAGACAATTTCCTTTTCATGGAAAACCAACTAATCTTCTCTAGCTTATCTAGGCAAAAGAAAAGGGGGCCAAAGCCCCCGTCTCTTTACAGTCTCCGATACTCGAACACAACTAGGGGAAAACTCCTCGCCTAGAAGGGCGGCGTGCCTCTCAGGAGAATGACTAGCTCCTTGGCGAAGCTATACAGCATCACCCACGCCACCGTCAAGCGTTCACCCTCACGGCCCGCCTTACGACAGGAGAAGCAATTAAGCCTCTAGAACCGACTGCTCACAAACTGTAACACATGCTGCTGCTCACGACGGCATGCTTGACAGGCATGGCACAATGGTAAGACCGTTGTCCGCGAGGGCGATGGGCCTCTCTAGTTCTTTTCACCATTTTGATGCTTTCACGATTTCTTCTTTCTCTGTTCCTTTTGGCTCCTACCATCCCTGCCCATGCCGCGTCAAGGCAATGCGGCGAAGCCTCGCACTATGGTATGGGAGATGGCTACCACGGGCAACGCACTGCCAGTGGCGTCAGGTTTGATGCCTACGGTTCCATTGCTGCTCATCCATGGCTTCCATTTGGTACACGCCTTCTCGTGACAAACCGTGACAATGGAAGGCAGACAGTGGTGACGGTCAATGATCGCGGCCCATACTACGGCGGACGCATTCTTGACTTGTCCTACGGCAGTTTTTCAAGACTTGCTTCGCCTGGGCAAGGAACTGCCCGCATTTGCTTCTCTCGCTTGTGATGACCATGCTTCGTAACGTGGCTTCTTTCGCGCTGTTTTCTTGCGCTTTTGGCATTGGTGTTTTTGCCATTGTCGCGGCTCCTCAGGCAATGCCAAACCAAGCAGGCCTGACAGAATGCCTAAAGCTCCATCCGGAACGCTACTGCCGCATTGCCAACGGCTTCCGCGTGGCGCCACTTCGTGGCTTAGAGCTGCAAAGCAGCTCTGCTCCTCTTGACAACGCAGTTCAGTAGATCTATTGTCCCCATGGAAGCAAAAGGGCTCCGAAAGGAGCCTTTCCTTCCTTTACCAGCGATGGTTCCTCCAATGACTCAAACGCCTTTTCTCACGCGCTCTCAACGTGCTATTGCCCGCATGGTCAAAAATGCAGGCTATGAACTGACAAACTATTCTCAGAATGATCGTCTTGCTGCTCGCACTAAGCTTTTGGCCGTTGTTTCTAAAGCGCCTGATCATGCCCCAGCGAGCAAACCATACAAGCGCACAAAAGCTTATTTCCGCACGTTAGCTGACAGCATGGAAGATCACGTCTGGCGTTATTTGTAATGGCATTAAAGGACAATAGACGCGCATTGCTCGATCTTGTTAAAAAGCATGGTTTTATTCTTCATCGCAAGAATAAACACTATGTGTTTAAGCATTCTTCTGGCAAGACTCTCGTTTGCAGCACAAGCTGTACTGATTGGCGTGCATTGAAGAATGTTGAGCGAGACATCAATCGTCTGTTGTCCTCATGAAATTCTCCGTTGGCACCATTGTCGATTTATATGACTTTGGTTTTAAACAATGGAGAGGAGAATATATTATTACAAAAGTTATTCCTGAAACTGGCTTATACAAAATCAAGAATACAAAAACAAATAGCCAGCAATTCGTCAAGGAAAAAGCCTTGCGAATAGGGCGTCTCAAGCCTTTCCGCGTTGAGAGCCTCCATTGAATGTTACGAAATGCAACAACGGGGCCGCCAGGCCCCTTTCTCATGTATTGTTCCTTTGTTCGCGCCTCTCGCAACCATGGCCACCATCCCCACTCTCCATCTCAACGGCACCTCCAAGACTGATCTAAGAGATGGCTACGCTGCTGCTTACGATGCCATCGAAAAAGCCATTGATGCTCTGGCAAATGCCGAGCTCAATGGCCGGGATTTCTATCCGCAAGGTCCCGATGCTTACTACCAAGCCCGCAAGGAGCGTGATCAAGCTTTTGAAAAGCTTCGCGCCGCTCACGACTATGTAGGGGAAGTGCTCGTGGGCATCTGCGACCAAATGTGAAGCTTTGTAACAGCCCCCGTTTAGGGGGCCTTTCTCCTGTATTGTTCTCTAGTCGTCAGGCAGCGATGCCTCCTCTCATGGACAAAACCACTCTCATCAAACAGTTCATCTTCAATGCTGGCAGCAGCATTGTCAGCGTGCAATTCATTAAGGCTGATGGCTCCGTTCGCAGTCTTCAGTTCAATCCTCGCGACAGCAAGGAAATTAAAGGCACCGGCACTGCCATCAAAAAGCCCAACATTGTTCGTTGCCGTGATTTCTCCATTGCTCGTAGCGTAGGTGAAGGTGCCTGGCGCTCCTTTGATTGTGAGCGCGTGATTAGCGTCAAAGCAAACGGCCAATCCATTTCCTTCTGAACAATGTTTCACAAAGTAGTTGAAGGCTGGAGAACCAGCCCTTACTTAGCCAAGCTCGAAGCAGATCGCCAAGCACAGCATTCTGGCTATGGCGTCAGACAATTTCTCTGTGCCGATGGCTCCCAAAAATGGGAGGCTTATGGCTGGGAACGCATCACTGAATTCCAGCTCCACGACACTTCCTATGGCATCTTTGACCACAAGTGGGAAGCTGAACAGTATTTCAACAACATTCTCTGATCATGCCTTTCTTCATTGCAACTGCCCTGCCAGAACTGCCTCCTATGGTTCAACAGGAGCCAGTAAAAAATCGTCAGCAAGAAATCCTAGAGAAAATCATGCAGCAAGCTCCTGCTGCTGCTGAGCGTTCCTTTGGCGATTGCATGTACCAATGGGGACAATGGAAGCTAGCGAGTGATGGCGTGCGCACCACACTGCGCTCCTGCAAAGGAGAATCTGCTCAAACTCCTTCCTACATCGCCGTGAGCTGCCCTCTCCTGCAGGTGAACACCACGGAAGCTGGTAAATGGAATGGCTGGCGTAGTCCCATCGCTAAAAGCGCAAAACCAGGCGAAGCCATGATGGTGGCCACGCTCTGCGCCAACGTCACGCAATAGGGCTTTGTAAAGCTTTGTAACAAGGGGGCTTCTGGCCCCCTTTCTGCTGTATTGTTCTTTTGTTCTGAGGCGCGAGCCTCTCCTCTTCAAGACCATGGCTATCCTCGACCACACCGTTGATCAGATGATCACCGCCACTTCCTACTCTCGCTTTGAGGGCCTGGAAAGACTTTCCTTCCGCGTGGTGCTACCCGATTGGCACGAACCCTTCCCTTCTCAAGTGCGTGTATCAGCCACCAATCCTCGCGAGCTGAAATGCCACGGCCTTTATCAAGTGAGTCGCGCTTGGTATATCAATGGTCCCGTGATGGATCAATTCACCATTTCCATGGGACTAGGCCCTATCAACGTGCCCGCTGGCACCCGCATCATTAGCGAAGAACTGCCTGAGCAATGGGAAGCCAATGCAAGGGAAGCTTCAGTGGGCAAGCAGGAGTGGTGGGCCTATACCAATGGTCGCAACGACTTTTGTTAAGCATTGTTGCAGAGGGGTCACCAGGCCCCTCTTTCTGGTACTGTTGTCACAACGAGGCGCGAGCCTCTCCTCTCTTTCCTCCAATGACTTTCTCTGCTGAGTTCAAAGAAAACCTGCTGTGGCAAACTGCCCGCTTCATGGTTGATAGCAAGCCTGGTGAAATCATGATCATGCCTGCTGGTATCTTGGTGAAAAAGATGGATGGCAGATTCGCTCTTTCTCGTACTGGCTTGAATTTCTCTACATTGTTTGCTCCCACTAGCGATAAAATCGTTCACATCGTTGAGGGCTGGGCAAAGGAGATAGTTTCGTGAACACAGTCAACATCCTTGCCATCTCAAAGAAAGGCAAAAGCCGCATTGGTACCAAACTCACCACTGCCATTGTTGAGCAGGATCATCACGACAAGCTTTTCGTGGTGTGGCCTGAGCTAAATCAATGCAGATGGATTAAGCGCAACAACGACCCTGATTTTTGCATTATTGAGGACTGAATCATGATGAATCAAGAAATCAAAAAGCGCTGGATCGAAGCTCTTCGCTCTGGAGAGTATCAACAGGGAAAAGAAAGTCTTTTCCATTGCGGTAAATTCTGTTGCTTAGGCGTGCTCACTGATCTCTACATCAAAGAGCATGGTCTTCAATGGAAGCAAGATTCTGCGGATCTGTGGACCTTTGAAGAAGAAGGAGGAACTCTCCCTCGATCAGTACAAGACTGGTCTGGCATCTTAGAGCCCAATCCTATGATTCTTGATAATTTTGCTACGGCTCATAATGATCAATACGCAGAAGATTTTGCCACCATTGCTGATTACATTGAAAAGGACAAAGGACTTTGATCATGCCTTACTCTCTCATTGTTGATGATGAATGGGGCGTGCCTTACGCCCTCAAGACTTTTGAAACCATTCAAGAAGTGCATGATGAAATTAGGACTATGGACGAAGCGTTAGATAACGTTGGCCCAGGAGCTGCTTATGCCATTCGCTGCATTATTGACCAGCTCAAAGAAATTGTCCACGAGGCTAAACAAGAGCCTGAAACCCTTCCTGATTAGCAATGTTGCACATTGCGTCTCTTCCCGTCCTGCTTTTTGAACCATGCTCACCATTTCCACTTATCAAGACAACGGCCCGTATTTCCCTCCCACTAAAGGCCGCTACCAAGCGGCCCGTTTGAGAGACCTTCTCTTCCACGTCAGGCAAGCGATGGAGGATCGGGAAGACATTATTGCCATCTTTGATCAGCAAGGCTTTTGCAGGGGCATCTGGCGCCGGGATATTGAAGGATACATAGACAGCGCTGGTGATAGCATCATTGATCATGAAGGCTATGAGCTGATGCGTCCTGATACCAAAGAGCAATGGTTATGGAAGAGGCTTCAGGAGGTGATGAAATAATGGGCACTAATTATTACTTACACGCTCCCAAGTGCTTTCATTGTGGCAAAGAAGAAGAACCTCCGTTGCATCTTGGCAAAGGCTCTTATGGTTGGTGCTTTGGCCTCCACGTCTATCCAGAAGATGGCATCAACAATTGGCAACAACTATGGAGCCACATTGATTATTTAACGAAAGAAAAAGACCATGAAATAAGAGATGAATATGGTGACTTTGTTGAAAATGGGAAATTCTTCTCCATTGTCTGGGACAGGAGCGGCAAGCCTGATAGACTTTTCGACAAACAATGGCTAAGGGATAACTACGCAGAAATAGGGCCTTACGGTCTTGCCAGGCATGCTTTGCTTGCAGGGCATTGCATAGGCCATGGTGAAGGGCCTTTTGATTACATCATTGGAGAATTCAGTTGAAAAAAGAGCTTTGGCAAGCTTTTGAAAGCGCCATTATTGTCTTCCCTTCAGGCTCCCCATGGGAGCCTTCTTCTTTGCCTTGTTTTGTCATTTCTGTTTGCTGTCCATTTAGCCTGCCTTACGACCCTGCTCGTGACTCTGCCCTCCATCGTGAAATGAAAGGCTGGCTAGAGCTGCTAAAAACGCCTCACGAGGAAATAGTGGGGCGATCTATCGACGGCCAGTGGCAGGAGCCTTGCTGGGCTATTTATGGCATCACAGAAGGACAAGCGAAGCGCTTGGGCAGGCTTTATCAGCAATGGGCAGTGTTTCGCTTTGACGAGAAGGGGAGAACAGTGTTGGCTTGCTGAAAGCAAAGAAGCCGCCCTAAGGCGGCTTTTGATGGTTATGGCTGGAAAGGAATCGCTAGCCTCGTATTGGATCCGGCCAAGGTTGTATAAGAAAAAATTGGAACTGGCCAAGGTTGTATCAGACCCGGCCAGAGTTCTATCAGGCTTGTTTTATGCCATTTCATCTCATCATCACGCTGCCGTTATATGCGCATACAGACATAAATAGTACAGGCGTACTATAGTACAGACGTACTAGTCCGAAGCGAGGGCGATTCCCCGGTTCTCCGATGGAGAATAGGGAGAATATACCCTACCTGGCAAGCGTGAAATATACCCTACCCAGTAAGCGTAGATATAGCCTACTGGTGACGGCCTTAAGAGAGGCTAACTTGTGGCCGTGCTAGTTGTTTCCTACTGGTGGCGGCCTTAAATGTAGGCTACTAGCAGTGCGCTGATTCCGCTTGCTTGCTGGCGCGATTCTGCCGAGCTTCAATGAGACCAACTGCTGCGCGTGGCTGCCTACTCTCATCAGCGTGATTCTGCTGCGATCGCTTACGCTTACCGTTCCGCCGTGTTTGTGCTGTTTACCGCCTGATCTTAGTTGAGCCCTACTGCGCAGCGTTAATCGAGCCTCACTGTTTAGCGCTAGTTCTCTCTCACTGTTTAGCGCTAGTTGAGCCTCACTGCGCAGCGCTAGTTGAGCCCTACTGTTTAGCCCTAAGTGTAGATATTTCAATATGTAACGCCGCTGGCAGTTATGGCGCTTCCAATGGTATGGGCGCCGATTATTGCGGATTGTTGCAGCGGTTGACCGATGGGCAGGAGAAATGGTACGCGCGGACGCGCGATCGTCTCTCTGTTGAGCACTGCGCGCAGTCTCTCCCCATTGATAAGCCTGGTTTGTCATTCTGCTGCAGATCGGGCACTGATAAGCGTAGGCGCTTATGACAGGCCAAACCAGCACTGATTGATCAGTGCTGCCTATCACCACTAGCTTTTGGCGCCAAATTCCCTTTATATGGGCATGTTCTCTGAACTAGTCCAATGGCCACTACCGAACCACTGCTGCCTAGCGCTCCCATTGTTGGCAAGCTGGCGCGCGCCTTTATCAATGGTGCAGCAGAGATCCCCACGGATCGTGAGCTCGCCCTTTTGAACATGTGGATCGAGGCGGAATTCCGGCAGATTCCCGTGCCGGTACGTTTCACCGCTGCTGACGTTGATCTACCGGAGATGCTCGAAAACCTGCGTGCTACTGGAGAGCTTTTGATCAGCATCGCCCACAATAATCATCCCTTTCTAGAGGGTTTCACGAACGCCAAATTTCGCGCGGTGCATGATTGGCACCACGTGGTAACTGGATCGGATTCGAGCTTTGCTGGCGAGCTCACCACTTTTGAGCATGCTGCAAAGCATGCCCCTAAAGAGATTAAGTGGATGCTGTGTAGTGAGATTGCTCTACAAGCGGCCGCATGCATCTTTACTGGTAGATTCCAGCCCCAAAAGCTTGTGCGGATGCCAGGCCTTTAAGCGCTTCCCTTCCCTCTCCTTCCCTCTCCTTCCCTCTCCATTCCCTCTCCAATGACACTCACCCTCTCCCACGGCAATATCCTGGCAGTATTTTTCACTGCGAACGCTGCAGAATTGCAGCATGGTGCCCATTGGTACGCTGACGCGCTAGCAGCATGCGAGACAATTGCGCAGTCCTACAGTCTGCCGGTTAGTACTGTTGCCGGTGTTGTTGCAGCATTATCGCCCAACAACAAGTGGCAACGAAATATCATCGATGCCGACAATATCTGCAGACTCTATACCTTAGGCGGCTACGATGACGCTGCGCAGTGTAAAGTGAGCACCTTTAACGGCAATAAGCGTAAGGCGCTTCAGATACTATCGGGAGTTGATCCGCTGGAAGCACTGGGAGGTTTGAAGGTCCGCGCCTTTTATGGTTGCATTCTCGGGAATGATTCCGTATGCGTTGATGGTCACGCGTTCGCCATATGGAAGGGGGAACGGATTCCCACTACCAAGACGCCCAAGATATCGCCCAAACTTTACGCTGCAATTGCGGCCGATTATCGCAACGCCGCTAACACGATCAACGCAGTTATAGGCACCACCTACACAGCCGCGCAAGTGCAGGCGATCACGTGGACAGCATGGCACCGTATTGCCAAGGAGATTGCATCATGATCCGTTTGCAATTGTCTGAACAACAAGCGCTGCACTTGTTAGCAGCATTGGAAGCCCTGGAAGCCCTTCCTACATGCCTGGAAGCGCCATACGGCCGCCTATTGGCTGGTGGCTGCGCAGCCCCATATAGCAGCGCCACAGAAGCGCTAGAAGCCCGCCAGTAGCCTCTTAGGGTGGCATCATCCGCAGGCCTGTCAGTACTGGCAGGCCTTTATTATGCGCATCTAAAGGGATTAACGGTAACAATTACACTGTAACTGTCAGCTTTTAATCCCGACCTTGCAACTCGGGATTAACTTTTGCAACAATCCGCCGTGTTAAGCTTTGCAACATTGCTTGACATGCCGCAGCGCAGTAGCACGGGCTTTTGTCGTTGCGGGGCTGGGGTATACGCCTCGAAAAGTGGCGCTATTTTTCGTCCGGAAATTGCCCTAGCATTTATACCTAGCCAAAACAAAAGCCCCGGAGGGCTTTGTTGGTGCTTAGAAGATGCCCTAAAAACAGAGCTATGTCTGAAAATCAGTATGAGACTAAGCAATGGTTAGCTGGAAGAGGATGTGAGAGCGAAGCTGAATTCGTAAATCCCGTTAAAACCAGCGTAATAATGAGCCGGAAGACGTGTTGAAAACAAGGCTATGCTTGTAAATCGCATTGAAACTGGCGAAAGAGGAGCCTGGAAGAAGAACTAAGAACGGAGCAAGGTCCGAAATACTTGCTGAGACCAAGACAAAAGGAGCATTGCTGAAAGATCCTATAAGACCAACGCTGGGCTGGAAGAGAATGTGAGACCAGCAATGCTCCGTAACTATAGCACCAGTTTATGCGACCAAGCTCTTCATAGTGCTCAGCATCATACGTTGAGCACGCATGTAGTCTTTGCGAAGCTGACGAAACTGCTTGGTTTGTTCAGCGGAGAAATCGTAATGACTAAGCACCTTACCAGCAGCACTAGCTTTGCGCGTGTTCATTTTGCTGATGGCATAGTTACGGAAACCATGCCACATGATATTAGAACGGGCAATGCCACCACGATGATGGAAAGGAGCTGGGGCGATTTGCGTGCGGACTAACCAGGAGATACCTGGCGGCTTGTTGGTATCAGGACGATAGCGAAGGGAGCCATCGTCATTGAGGAGAAGAGCTGCAAGCGTGTAGAGCTTCGAGAGTTGCGGGCCGTTAGTGGAGCCCACTTTATAGAAGCTACCATCTTTTTTACGATGGAGGAGGCCGAAGATTTCCTTTGCATCGTCTGGAAGAGCCTGAGCAAAACGCTCAAGGTTATCAAGGACGAAGGTTGTAATGCGGTCTCCTTCAATGGCGTAGTCGAAACGACGAGCCACGTTCAGCATGGCATTAGTTGTGTCTTTATAGACCCAGCCGGCTTCCCTCCAACGTTCAGCAATGAAAGTATGAGGAGGCCGTTTCAGGCTACGAAGAACTGAAGGCTCTTGAAGAAGATAGGCATAGATGGCTTGGGCATCATTTTCGTCGGTCTTCTCAGAAAAGCCTGTTTGCGCCCGTGCTTTAGGCGTTTGGCTATGAGGAAACAGACGAATGTCAATACCTAGGGAATAGGCACGACGGTAGAAATTTTGGAGAGTTTCAGCATCGTACACTTGCGCGAGGCTTTTTTCTGTACGTACGCAGCCGAGGTGGGCATTTTCTGCTCCGAGAATGGTGCCTTTAGGGCACCATTGTTCAAGACGCAGGAATTCTTCAGGAGAGAGCGAGCGAGTAGTGGTACCATCGAAAGAGGTCCACATCTTCCCGCCGAAATCGGCAGTGATGAGCTTCATTGCATTAAGGGGGTTGTAAAAGTTGACGAGCCGTAAACCAACCTGAGAACAGCTAAAGCTGCAAACTGCGCTGAGAACGGCGTTGTCTTGTAAAGCATAGTGGCAATAAAGCTAGTTGCCATACGCTGAAAGCAAGCCGAAGGCGCCGCTTGAAGCGTTTCCAGCAATAGACAAGACCAATGGAGACGGCCCTAAGCCGTCGTAATGACGCACAAAATCGCGCACTTTCCTTTCCATCGTTCCCAGCAAAAAGGCGGCCTAAAGCCGCCGTTCAAGCTTTTAAAGATAGAAATCGCCTGTTTTTAGCCTTTCCCAGAAGCTACGCATAGCTTGGCCGTGTCATCACATAAGACTGACACAGCTTTTTTGAAATTCGCCCCTCGATGGAGAGGCTCCGTCCCTTTGGGGGACTCCGCTACCAGGACATCGGGGCTGGTCTAGCCTTTTTGTCCGTCACTTCGCGCTTTGGGCGCTCCGTTGGAGGAGAGATGTCCGGGAGGGACTAAGCGGGAGGAGCCGGGCTTGGCGTGTGCTCCGCTTACGGTAATCGTATCTCGGCCTGTGGGTCAAATGTGGCTTTTTCCGTATCATGGTGATACAAAAGCTAAAAAATCTTCACAATTTCTTAAGGATTCATGAAGGCGGGGTCGGGGCATGGTCGTTTGCTGAAGAATGTATTAAATAATGCATGCGCGATTTGTAAGAAGAACTAGCGTGGTAAAACTACGAGCTATTTCCATGTTTGGTTTGCCGGAACGTCAGCCGTTTAACTATGGTCCTTATAAGCTTTGGCCATGCTTTAGTCGACCGGAATTTCAATGGTTTGCAGCGATAGACGGTAAGCCTTGCTATTTCAAAAGCTTGAATGAAGCGAAGCTGTTTATCAAAGATTTGGTCTCAAACGAGGATGCTGAGAATTTGTGTGACTAAAGGAAGATTTCCCATTTCCATTGCTTTGACTGAGCTAGCCTGCTTTGGTTGATTCTCAGGGGCCGCTGGCCCCTTCTTTGTCTTATGGCGCTCAAGGAAAAAGCAAAATGTGAGCCAATTGCACGTACGGGCCGAGTGCAGGATTGGCTGGATAATTCTGAAAGCCGCTTGCCCGTAAGCTGCACGGTTTTCAATGTAGAAGATTCAATGGAAGGTAAGGATGGTATTGAAGCGTCTTGGAGGTTTGTTAGCCACGGTTTGCGCAATGGTGCGGGGGTCGCTATTCATCTTTCTTCTCTCCGTGAAAGGAACGCTGAAAATGGCAAAGGCTTGGTGGCAAGCGGGCCGGTAAGTTTTGGTAAGATTTATTCGACGCTTAATGAAATTCTGCGTAGGGGAGGAGTTTATAAAAATGGGGCTGTAGTGCTGCATCTTGATTATGATCATCCTGATGCCTTGGAATTTATTAATGCTTCGCGAAGTGAGTTGCCTTGGGTGAAGCGCTGCATCAATGTAGACGAAAAGTTTATTGAAAATAGTTCTCAAGAATTCATTGCTGCATTGCTGAAAGGAATTGGCAATGGTGACATCTGGCTGAATAAGATTCGTTTCAATGCAAAAGGAGAGCGTATTCGGGCAAATGTCTGTTTAGAGGTATATCTTCCGCATCGTGGCACTTGCCTACTGCAGCACGTCAATCTTGGCGCTTGTAACTTTGATAATTTGCAAGGTGCTTTTATTGAAGGCATGCAGCAGTTAGTTGATCTTCATCCCAATACTGGCGTAGGTGACACTGGAGAATATCTTTCTCCCACCATTGATAAACAAATTGGCCTGGGCGTGCTGGGCTTGGCTAATTTCCTTGCTATTCATGGCATTAGCTATGAAGACTTTGGAAAGGCTCTTGAAGCTTATTTGATGGATGATCCTCATCCTTGGTGTCACTATTGGAAAGACATGCCTGCCGGCGAGGCTGTGTGGCAATTAGACCAAGGCATCCAGAAGGCCGCTGAAATTGCTCGCGAGCATGGCATGGAACGTGCTTTCTGCATCGCCCCCACTGCATCGTGCTCCTATCGTTACCTAGACACTCGCGGCTTCACCACTGCCCCTGAAATCGCTCCTCCCATTGGTCGTATTGTTGATCGGGATTCAGGCACGTTTGGCGTGGAGAGTTTTGACTATGGCGAAGTGGAAATTGCTGCTGAAGTGGGCTGGGGAAATTACAAGCGTGTTGCTGATGGCATTGTTTCTCTTTATCAACGCACTGGTCTTTTCCATGGCTATTCTTTTAATAGCTGGTCAGACTTGGTAATTTATGACGAAGCATTCCTGCGTGATTGGTTAGAATCTTCTCAGACGAGCCTCTATTACAGCCTGCAAGTCCTGCCTGATACTCAGCGTAAGGACGATGCATATGCTGCATTGGACGACGATTTTAAGAGCATGTTTGGCTTAGACGAAGAGTCTGAAGCTGACGGATCTTCTGCGTCTTGCAATTTAGAGGCTGGATTTTGCGCTGCCTGCGCTGAATGAAAAAAGAAGGGGGCCTAGAGCCCCCTTTCTCCTCACACACCTGCACGATACTACGACCATGAACGCTGTCAAGAGCCCCTATCTGTCCATGATTTCTAAGAAGCGCCCCTGGCAGGCCGTGCCTGTTAGCAAGGGAAAGCTTAAGGAAGGTGGCGAGGACACGATTTACAATCTGCTGGCTCTGCGTCATCTGGAACTGCCTGTGAAGGACTTTCTACAGCAGGGACTAGAGCGCGACCTTCCTGCCACTCCTGGCGTGGTTGAAGCCCTGCGTCATAACCAGGACGATGAGCAACGCCACGACGAGGCATTGAACTACGTGACGGCTGCCCATGGCACCAATGAGAAGGCCGAGAAGGAAGTGGCGAACATCCTTAAGGCATGGCAAGAGCATCCTGCCCATCCCATTTTGAAAGCAGCCATTCTTGAGCGGAGTATTTTCTTTGTTGCATTGCCGTTTTTCCGTTTCAATGGTGACATTGGCATTCGTACTGTGGCGGCTGATATTAGCCGGGATGAAATTACGCACGTAGGCGTGCATAGCCTTGTTGCTCGCGAGCTTGGCGAAACCGCTGGTCAGAGCTTGAACAAACTGCGTCGGGCCACTGCATTGTGGGCTTTTGATGCGCTGCAAGCCAGTAATGACAAATGGCTGAACAAGGATTTCTGGCTGCGTCAGAGTGATAGCTTGTTCGAGAAGGGAAAAGCCGAAGAGCTAAATGATACGGCTCGCAGCAGAATGCCCAGTTTTTTCGAGGCTGCCAACAATGACCTGCCCCAGTACGGACGGGCATGATATAGTTAGTGGGTTCCCGCTCTGCTTTTGCATCGGGCCGATAGAGTCCAAGCCTCTGTTCGTCCTTGAGGCGCTTTATGCTTGGACCATCCACTCCCCTCCATGCTTAGCTCCTAGACGGAGACCATTTTGTTGGCGCCAACAATATGGTTTTTAGGGATGACGCACAAACAGGAGGGGCCCTGACGGTTAAGTGTTGTGGTACACGTTGGGCAGATGGCCCAGAATGCTAGGTTCGATTCCTAGGGCTGTCCTATGATGAGCTTTCTTCTCCATTGAACCATGGCACGGTTTCGCATCGTACAAAAGCCTTCAGTATTAGATCCACGGAGGCCCATGTATGAAGTGCAGGAAAAAGAGCTTTGGTGGTGGAATTTTCGCAACGTGTTTCACGATTTAAATGAAGCTGAAGAGTGGACCATTAAAATAATCGAAAATATGGAGCGGCCATTTGTAAAAACTGGCGTGGTAGGTGAATATAAATAATGAGTGCTTTCGTCACGAGCGACACTCACTTCGGTCACGCGAAGATGATTGATTTTGCTCGCCCCGATGGCGAGCCATTGCGTCCATTTGCATCGTGTGAAGAAATGGACGAAACTATTATTGAACGATGGAACAAAAAAGTAGGAAAACGTGATACTGTCTACCATCTTGGCGATGTGGTTATTCCTCGTGCATCGTTAAAGCTTCTTTCTCGGCTCAATGGAAGGAAAATTCTCATTCGCGGCAATCATGATCAAGGCGCATTAAAAGACTATTTGCCATATTTTGAAGACGTGAGGGGAGCATTTTTTCATCCTTGTGACAGCACTTTTCCTGGCGGTTTAATCTTCACGCATATTCCTGTACATCCATCGTGTTTGTCTGGGCATTACGCGGGCAATGTACATGGTCATTTGCATTGCCATCGTATTTTGGATGACAATGGGCAAATTGATAAGCGCTATTTCAACTGTTGTCTAGAAGTGAATGACTTTGCTCCAGTAGCATTTGAAAGGGTGAAGGATTATTTCCGTGACTCAAGAAAGACGCACGTTTAACACGCCCCTGCGTGAACCGCTCAACCCAATCATTTATCAATCATTGAGAGCCATTGATTGGCACAATGCTCAATTTTTCCGTACCATGGACCATTGGCATCTTGAAAAAGCTGCCATCATTAGACAGTATGTAACAGAACTAAAGGCTTGGATTTATGGGCAGGAAGAAGCTATGGAGGGTGTGGGCAAAGGCTCTGGGGAACAAGGAGAGTAATTGTGACAAGGAAGCAGATACAGTGGCAATTGTCCGCACTTTTATTTTTGCTTCTTATCTCATCACCAATTGCTTCATCATTGCCAATGCGATTGTCCACTGGCCAAAAGAAAAGCCCGCCGTAGCGGGCTCTTGTCTTCAGCAATAAGCTTCAGAACCAAGGCATTGGTTAAAACCAATGAGGCTTAGGCACGTAGGCAACGCCGCGATAAACGAGCGAAGCCATTTGAGCTTCACGCAGACGAGCGGCTTTCTCAAGCTGCTGCTTGATTAGGGCAAGAGGGTTCATGATGGTTCCCGATGATGCTGCCCCCGTTCCGTGGCAGCGAGCATGCGCCCCATCGCTGGGGTGAACGTATCTTCAGCTTAGCATGATGCCCCTGACCAGATTCGAACTGGTACTCCTCTGGGCTTAAACCAGATGCCTGCTGCCAATTGGGCTACAGGGGCGTGAGGAGCAAAGGTGCTGAGAGCGGGGCTTCAATCCGCCTTTGCACAGCGTTTAACCATGGGTCGGCCCATGGCCTTGGCTCCATTTTGTGGCAACGAACAGCATCCCCCGATACTGTTCTTTTAAAACGCTGGCCAGCGTGCTTCGCGAAAGCTTTGAAATCATAACACGACGATGGTCAGGCGTCATATTCTCTTAAGCTTTCACTGCCGTCATGGTCTGGCATGTAGTCATCAGTAGTAGCCTCCGCCTCCCAAGAGCGTTCAAGCTGCTCCTCTTCCTTCAGTCGCTTGGCATGGGCCTTGAGCTTCGGGAGTAATGTGGGGATGTATAGATGCTCGGCAGCAAGAAGCTGGAGAGAAGTTTGCTTGCTAGTGGGAGCGTTTTCTAATAGTGCTACGAGGAATTTGGTTTCCTGCATAGTTAATTTACAATAAGTCACTTCATGACAGAACTATTGTTTGAAAATCATACTAGGAGATTAGGCTTTCGATCCAGCCAATGTCATCATCTTTACTCGCGGCAAGAATGGCACCAGCCATTGCAAATGCCAAGTCGTCAATACCAGTGGCTTTGCCACCAGTTACACTCCATTGCCCACTTGGTTTATAGACCACCGTTAAGTTCTTAAGCTGCATAATTGCCTTCTCGTGACGATAAATATTGATTTGTCCTGCATTGAAAAGTTCTCGCATTTTGCTGAAAGCTTTCATTTTTGAACTAACTGTCCAAGTGAGTTCTGTGATGGGCAAATCACTAGCCAAGCTTTGAATGGTGCCAGCACTATTGAACTGGTCCATCACAATCGTGTCGAAAACGTATAGGCGATGCTGTTCTTTAATCCAATCTTCCACTGCATTGATATTCACTTCCTTTCTTCCATTGATTTCAAAATCAGCTACGAACGAATGGAACTTATCCACGACGAGAGTGCCGTTTTCGTAGTGAACAATACAAGCAGTGTAATCGTCGCGGCCAACGCCACCACGGGCGGGGTCAAGGGCAAGGACGTAAGCTCCTTGGAATTCAGGGCGTGGTGGTAGTGCTGCACGGCGATCATCAATACAAGCATCAATCACATCGCTATTGACTAGCGCCGAAAGATTGGAGGCGAATTGTGCTCCATACTCAACCTTAAACTTTTCGGGATCACGCTGTCTTTCTGTGTCAAGAAACTCTTGCGAAATATTGGGGTTCATCTCCCACGTTGGGAGATTCACTGCTTGCATGAAAGGGAAGCGCCCTGATGATGCTTCTTTGAAATGCTGGTAGAAAATACCATCGGTCAACCATGGAGAGGAAAGTTCAAGGATGCGTCCTTTTCCTCCGAACTGAGCAATGGCGGGTGAGAGTGCGTCATAAATGCCCCTTCCTCCGCTGTTTGCATCGCCTTCAGTGGCAAATGCAAGCTCGTCAAACACTGCTCCAGCGCAGGCAAGACCACGAGCCGCACGGCCTGATGTGGGAATAGCTTTGAATACGCAATTATTGCTGAGTTCAATGATGTCGGCAGTTTCGCGAACAATTTCTTGAGCGAAGGGACTTTCAATGATTAATTGGCGGATGTTGTTCAGAGCAATACGGGCCTGATCTTGGCTGTTGGCCACCGTCACCACGTACCATCGCTCCCCTTTTCTAACTTTGCGGCGATATTCTTCTTCCAGAACAAAGCACATATAGAGGCAAGCCACTGCGGCCATCAAGGTTTTGCCACTTCTTCTCCCCAAGGCCCACACTGCATGAGACTTTCCTGGCTGAAAAAATTCATCCAGAATGCGAGCCTGTGCTGGATAAAGCTCTAGACCGAGGGCGTGCTTAGCGAATTGACTGCAAGTAAGGTTCACTTCAATAAAGACAAAGAAAGTAGTTCAGTTTTGGGGGCAAAATATGCGAGGCGCCCACCTGCTGGATCTTTTTTCCATTGTTCCTTCATTGCATCACCAGCCTTGATCCAGCCATGGATGAGGGTAATGCGATTTTGAATCGTGACGAGCACCAATATCTTACCTGGACTTTCGTCTAGTTGCACTATTAAATCGTAATAATGTTTGGAGCGAGTTTTAACATCAATATTTGGAGGAAGATCCGCAGAGCCACGTTTTGCCTCTGTTTCTTGGTAGAGCTTATCTTCCATGCCAAGCATCACGGCGACTGCCATTTCTCCCGCAGCTCCGAGTAAGTGATGGCGCAGTGCTAAATCTCCATTCTCCGCTCCATTGTTCCTGCCTTTTCTGTTTTGCTTTTCATTGAGAGACTGCCTGCGAAAAGCTTCATCACGAGCCCGTTGGCGCTGATCAGGAGTGAAGGCAAAGGTGAGTGGCATTAACCAGTCCATAATGGCCAGCTTCTACGGACAATGTATCCAGGAATTAGACTAAAAGCAATACAACATAGCCATTAGCGTTCGTTATGGAAGGCGAAGCAATTGATTTGGGGCATGCTACGGCAGGTGGCATCCGTTCAGACGGCCTTCAAAACGTGCTGATTGGCATGGGGACTGGTCGTGATAAGAGTCAGTACACGAAAACTACGGCCACCGTCTTCCTGCCGCAAGAGGACCTTGAAAATCTCTATGGCGAATGGCTACCTCGTCGCATTGTTGACATCTACGCCGATCAAGCCACGAGGAAAGGCTTTAAAGTGTTGTTCGGTGGTGACGGCGTAAGAGCCGAAGAAGTGCAAGGCATTGAACAAACGATTGAAGACCTCTACATTCTTGAACAGCTCAACCTTGCAGCCAAAAACTCCCGCCTTTATGGGGGTGCTTGTCTACTTCTCTTTATTGACGATGGGCGTCCCGCTTACATGCCTGTCGATAAACGTAACATCCGTCGCATTGAAGAAATTGAATGTCTTGATAGATGGCAAATTGCCCCAGTTATCAACGAAGAAAACTTATACGACTATTCAAAAGCCACTTATTATCAGATCATCTCTGGAGATTTAATTAACGAGCCCACGCTCACTTATATTCATAAAGATAGGATTTTACGTTTTGATGGTGATTGGCTGCCTTATCGCGTGAGACAGCGTAATTATGGTTGGGGCATGAGCAGTTTGCAAACTGTTTATGACAGCTTCCGTCATTATTGGACGGGCCTTAATTCTGCTGCAACGCTTCTCACTGAATTTGACATTTTTGTGCATAAAGTGAGGGGCTTAGCTGCGATGCTTGCGGCTGGAAAGGAAAGCTCCATTCGTGATCGTTTGCAGGTGAATGATATGAGCAAGAGCATTTATCGCGGCTACGCGATTGATGCTGAAAAAGAAGAGCTTGAATTTATTAGTCGGAACTTTGGCGGCATCGGGGAAATTTTAGAAAAGCTTCGCGTGGATATTATTGGCGCCAGCAAAATTCCTCATACTGTTCTATTTGGCGAAAGCCCTGGCGGCTTGGGCTCCACTGGTCGCAGTGAAGAGCGTGATTTCGCAAAAACCTTAGCGGATTACCAAGGCACGCATTTTAAGCGTCCTGTCAAGAAGCTAATGGAATACATCATGCTTAGCAAAGAAGGCCCAACGAAGGGAGAGCTTCCCGAATCATGGCGCATCTCTTTCAATCCATTGTTCGAGCTTAATGAGCGCGAAATGGCTGACGTAAGGGCTCGCGTGGCGGCTGTAGATGGCCGTTACATTCAGCTTGGCGTGCTGAGTCCGAAAGAAGTGGCGGACGCTCGTTATGGTGGCTCTGAGTGGAGCATGGAGCTTACTCTGGATCCATCTGTCATTCGCGAGCTTCCCACTCAAGGCGGGGGTGGCTCCACTCAAAATGGGGGTGGAAATGGAGGCAAGCTTGCTGTTCCTCCTGGTGGGCGTGATCCAATGAATGAAGAAAATGGCACGCTTCCCATGGATGGAAGCAGGGAAGTGGAAGACAGCCGGGAAGATAGTGCTGCTGGCCTTTTCTTGCCTCGTGATCTAGAAGAAATTCGTGGTGACGTAAAATTCACCGATGCCGAGCTTCATTCTCGTGCGGTGAGTGCCGCCAAGGCAAAATTTAAAGTGTGGCCTTCTGCCTATGCAAGTGGCTATGTAGTGCAGCAATACAAGCAAATGTACAAGAAGAAGCACGGATCCCTAGCTGGCGCCTTCAAGAGCGACGAAGGTGATTTGCACGCAGATGATCTTGACAGATGGTTCAAAGAAAAGTGGGTGAGGATTGGAGCCAATGGTGAAATCCTTGGCCCTTGCGGCGCTCGCGAAGAAAAGGAAGGCAAGCCTAAATGCCTTCCTCAGGCAAAAGCTCAGGCCATGAGCAAAGAAGAGCGTCAGACAATCGTGCGCCGCAAGCGAGCTGCAGATCCAGACCCTGAGCGTAAGGGACCGGCAAAAATGGTCAGCAGCAAAACGGACGCCCAAGATCCGAGTATTCACATGTACAAAACGCAACAAGAAGCTGAGGCCACTGCTGCGAAAATTGGATGCGAAGGCTATCACGTTGAGCAAACTGAAGATGGCCCTGTTTACATGCCCTGCTCAACCCACGCTCTTTTTGAGAAAAAGCATAAAGAATTTGTATCTCAAAAACAAGATGCGATTGAACCCTTGAAAACCAGCGGACTCATTCTTGCTGATATTGACGAAGCTTCTCTCATTGATGAAGAGGACATTTCCGCTGCATTGAATCAATGGAAGGAGGAAGCGCCTGAGCGCTTCAAGGATATTCTGGAGGCAGAGGATGTCCAGCCTCAATGATCTTTCTCAATTTTCTGAAGCCATTGTTCGTTTTGATGAATCATCCTGGCGTTACGACCCTATCAGTGGTCGGTATCGCGGCGCTAATGGACGCTTTCTCAGCGCTCGCGCAGTGGAAGCACTGGTGGATGGTCGAATTAATAAGCTTGGCGCTGAGCTACGGCGTTTTACACGTATGCTTAGCGCTGGTGATATTACGCTGGACCAATGGCAAGGAAGCGTGAGGGAAGCGCTTAAGCTTGTCCACGTACAGGCAGCAATCATCGGCAATGGTGGCAGAGAAACCATGCGGGCAAACGACTGGGGGCGCATCGGGCAGCGTCTCCGTGTGGAATATGCTTACTTACAGGGCTTTGCTCGCGATCTTTTGGATGGCCGCGTTTCTAGTGCCATGGCTCTTGCTCGTATCGGGCTGTATGCTCAGAGCGTGCGAGGTAGTTTTTGGGAAGGCGCCAGTATTCGTCAAGAAAAGCAAGGATACTCTCTAATGAGACGCATCCTTGATTCCCAGGCGAAGCATTGCCAAGATTGCCTTGACTATGCGGCTCGTGGCATGGTCCCCATTGGAAGCTTGCCTCTTCCTGGGCAACGCTGCGCATGCCGTGCTAACTGCCGATGCACCGTAAAATACTTCCGACAGCAAGCGCCGACTGTGGCAGTTTGAGATGGACGTTTTAGTTGGCAGCACGGGTCTCATTGGACAAGTGCTCCGTGAGGCGCATGAGTTTGGCGCCTGCTTCCATTCCAAAAACATTCACGAGGCTCCACTGCTTAAGGAGCCCATTGAAAGGCTGTACTTGGCTTGCATGCCAGCGGAGAAATGGAAAGCAAACGCTGCGCCACTGGACGACTTTGACAATATGAATAACATCATTCAAAACATCCGACATCTTCCAAGCCCAGCGGAAGTCATTGTTTATTCAACGATTGACGTGCATGGGCAAACAGCGTATTATGCAGACGGCACGCCTGAAATTTTTGCTATTGACTACGGCACCAATCGCTACATCTTTGAAATGCTCGTGAAGGCGGTATTCCTTGATTCAGTGGTGACAATCATTCGCCTTCCTGCATTGTTTCATCGCCTTATTAAGAAGAATATTCTGTTTGATCTATTGACAAACAATAATGTGGAGAAGATCAATGCAAACTCTGCCTATCAATGGTATTGTTTAGATGATCTATGGAAGGACACGAAGAAAGCAATTAGTGGCACTACGAACGAATTTTACACAGCTCCCATTGAAACAGCGGAAATCGTTGAACGCTTCTTCCCTGACGCGAAAGTAGGCAGTGGACCACGCATTGAATACAACATTCCTCCATATAAATATGACAAGGCGAAGATAATGAAGAAGATGGAGGCTTTTATCAATGCTTGGAATTAGCGCTATCGGCTGGAAGGATGAAGAGGAGGAGCAGATTTTAAGCGCAAATGCTGGAGCGTTTAATGTGCTAGAAATTATTCCTGCGCGTATCTTTGCTCAAAACAAAGACTATGCCGATATTGCCAAAGAATACCGCGAAAGCTATGGGCTATGGGCCTATTCGGCGCAGGCTTTATTCTTTCAAAGTAACGTGCAAAGCTTTGAAGACACTGCAGCAGTGTCCGAGCATTTGTTAAAAGTGATCAGCCTTGGCTCCCTCATGGGAATCAAGCGCTTCGTACTAGGTAGCCCCGGCTTGAGAAAGGGAAGTCCTTCCTGTTTGATGAATGTTCTGAAGCGCATGGATGCAGTGTTGGATGCAAATGGAGCCATTCTTTGCATTGAGCCTGTAGCGAAATGCTACGGAGGCTCTTATTTCTTCACAGTCAACGAGATTGTCAATCACATTGATTTTTGCAATTTGAAGAATGTTAAGACGATGCTTGACACGAATAACGCTTGGCTTCAAGGCGATAGCCCTAAAAAGCTACTGAATCATTATTGGCCATACATTGCTCACGTGCATATCAGCGACACTGACAATGGACCGCTGCTAAATAAATACGAGCACAGGCAAATTAAGGGAATGCTTGATGGTATTAACTACGAGGGCGCGATTGTGCGCGAGCTATTTCAAGCCAAGAAGAATATGCGCGACTATCCGCTGTTCCGCAGCATTTACGCTTGAAACATGGCTTCTTTTGCCATCTCTTCGATGGCATAGATGCCTTGAATTTTGCCAGTGTAAAAAGACAGCAGATTATCCTGTTGCCTAAAAATGGGAACGCGTTGAGCGCTGGCGTTTTTGCATTTTGCTTTAATTGATACCACAAGGAATGCGTATTTAAAATAATCATGAAACTCGGACCAGTAGCGCACCACGTGATCCTCGATTAGCTGGCGCTTTTCCTTCAGTTGACCATAATTTTTGCTGAAACAATTTGTTTCTTTTTGCTCAATAACGCCAAGCTTCACATGACTCAGCGAGAACATTGAAGATCCGTATGGATAGATGGAGAACAGCTCGCCATCAATAAAAGTGAGTGCGCCGAATGGGGGCGTTTTGATGGGACGATAAACAAACATTGCCACTGCCTCAAAATAGTCCCCATCAAGAATTGGCAGCAAGGAATTGTTTGTGCAATCAATGACGAAATCATAATCTTGCTTCAAAAAAGCAAGTGAATTGTCATTGATTTCATCCCTTCTCGCAATGGGAGCCAATAGCTCATCAAAGTAATTGCCAGCGGCAGTTGGAGAAATATATTTCTCAATGGTATGTAGAAGCAGTGAGGAACGATTAAGGAAGTTCGCATCGGCTTCCGCGTGTGGCCAATCTTTAAAAATAAGGCGAATCGTTTCTGCGTCCAACAAGCTTTCGTCTTCTGACACTGCATAGAAATTATTCTGCACGTTTTCCGTTAGATGGCCATAGTCCATCATGAACTGTTCAAACGTATTCCTGCACAACATGCGCGTGGCATGATTCCTGGCGTAGTGATAGCCATAGTGCAATCGGTTCTGATTGATTAACGATGCTTCGGAGATGAGCATTTCATTGCGCTCAAACAAAGTCACATCGGCTTTGTTCATCAAGCGTGAAGCTAAATGGCACCCCGTCCAGCCACCACCGACGATTGCAATCTTAAGCGCCATCAAATGTCAATGCAAAGCGTTGGCTGCACTCCTTGCCAATTTGACTTGGCCTTGAATAAGTCCAACTGTGGGAAGTATTCTATGCGGCGAGGCATGCCGGTTCCATAGACATCAGCATGCCCTTGATAGTTCCATTCATCTGGGCCATGCTTGTTTGGGTGGTAAAGGCCAGTAGGTGAATCCTGCAGTTTCCAGAGCATGTAGTCCTCGTTAGGCACTCCCCATTGTTTCCATGCTTGCAACGCCTGTGGTGAGCTGTCCATGTTCTTAATCGCCATGAGACGGTCCTTATGGTGCATGAGGTAGTCCATGCTGTAAAGGCCAATGCTCATTGATGGTGTATGTTTCATCGCCACCTTCTCAAAACCTTCTGGAGGGTCGTAGGCAAGGCTTTTGAAGGCAGGCCCAGCAATGCAAGTGTCGTGAAGGAGAAACCAGAAGGGGCTTGTCAGATGGTGTTCAACAATTTCAATGAGGGGCGCGTATTCAAAAGAGTTTTGCGGAGTGCAAATCATCGGCACATCGCCATAATGGTCAATTTGCCAATTCTCTTGACCCCCATTGACGATCAAGATTTCGTCAGTACTGATACCTGCACGAGTGAGAGAAGGGATAATTACAGGCAGCGTATGAACAGCAAATTTATTACAGGTGCTAATGCAGAAGCGCACAGAAGACGGTGGCAACATGACTTTCTCCTTGTGCCGTCAGTATAGAAGCTGCTTATGATGACGAAGATTCCAAGAGAAACATGGCAAAAATTCTCTACGCTGGCGACGCATTTGTAGAAACGGGATTTGGGCGAGTGGCCCAATACCTGTTACCTGCTCTGGATGAGAAGCATGAAGTGGTGGTGATGAGCACGAACTACCACGGTGACCCTCATCCCGAGGCGAAGAAATATAAGGTGTATCCAGCCATGCTGCATGGATCCGATCCGTTTGGGTCGCATCGCATTTCTGAAATCATTCAGAAGGAAAAACCTGATCTGGTATGGGTGACAAATGATATTTGGGTGGCGCTTACTTTATGGGACAGGGCGAAGCCATTCAAGGAGCAAATTGGGTTTAAATGGTTTGTTTACACTCCCATTGATTCCTATGGTTTATTTCCTGAGTTAAACGCGAAGATGCAAGAATGGGATGGTCTCGCCACCTATACGCTATTCGCAAATAACGAATTAATTCGCATGGGTTATGACAAGACAGTTGACATCATCGGCCACGGCACTGATTTTGAAAAATTCTTTCCACTTGACAAGCAGCAATGTCGTCAAGAACTTGGCGTGCCGCAAGACGCATTTATCGTCTTCAACGGCAACAGGAATCAACCGAGAAAGCGCATTGACCTTACGCTGAAAGCTTTTGTTAAGTTCGCCAAAGATAAAGACGACGCTCGCCTGTGGTTAAACATGGGCAGCAAAGACTTGGGATGGGACATTATCCCGTTGTTCAAGCGAATTGCTCGCGACGAGGAGCTTGATCCTACTGGCAAGCTTATTCTTACTAGTCCTCATTTTTCCACTGATAATTGTTTGCCAGTGGAGCAACTGAACAAAGTATACAATGCGGTTGATGTGGGCATCAATACTTGCATTGGTGAGGGTTGGGGCTTGGTCAATACTGAACATGGCTCCGTTGGCGTGGCGCAAGTTGTTCCCGACCATACAAGCTTGGCTGAAATTTTTGACGAACTGCCACGCATTACTTGCAACGCCTCTGAGACTGACCGCAATTATGGTCTTGAGCGTCTGCTTCCTGATCCCGAGAGTGCTGCAGAAATCTTGTCGTATTACTACGAAAACCGCAATGCACTGAAGAAAGACGGGCAATGGTGCTACAAGCGTTTGCATGAAGAGCCATTTACTTGGCCGTATATTCAGCGGCAGTTGCTTGGCGTGGTAGAACGCACTCTCAATGCAAAGGCCGCTGAGCCCGAATTTAAAGGCTTTGGCACTCCCGCAAAAATTGCTTGATCATGCAAATTTCACAAATCTTCCTTTCAACTGATCCGTCAGAAGCGCTTAGCCCTTTTCTAAAGCACGCTACGGGAACTATTGACGCATGCTTTTCCGAGGCGAAGCATGTTATTTACAACAGCGACTCACTTCGCGCCTTCATTGCTGATAACTATGAAGAAGAAGTGTTGTGGGCTTACGACACGCTCAAACCGTTTTCTTACAAAGCAGATCTTGGTCGTTTCTGCTTGCTAAACAAGCTTGGTGGCTGGTATTTTGATATTGGCGTGAGGGCTTTTAATGCAGTGGAGCTTGGTGAGCGCATCAAGTTTCTTGCCTTCCGCGACATTCAGCGTTTTAGCTATACAAGCTGGGCATGCGCTACGACAGTGCTTTATTCTCAGCCCGATAATCCTGCGTTGCAAACTGCCATTGAAATGATTGTGGCAAATTGCGTGCAACAATACTATGGCATCACTCCATTGTGTCCTACTGGCCCCACGCTGCTTGGTAAAGCTTTGGCAGCGAATGGAAGCCAAGCTGATTTTATTTATGGAGACTATCTTGAACTGACGCCCACTCACGGCCAAAAGAATAGGGCTTTCGTTCTGCCTGATGGCACGATCATGGCATGGAGTAAGCCTGCTGGCGGTGGCGATTTGACGGGACTTGGCGCTAAAGGCGTCAACAATTACAATGAGCTGTGGCAAGCTCGCAAGGTGTATGGCGATGATTGATAGCACAATCTATGCGGTTTGCATTGCTGGCGAGAAAGTGCGTTACACGGCCAAGTCTCGCATTGTGCCAATCATGGGGGGAAGTTATGCGTTAACTGACGACGAGCGCGAAAAATTGCGCTTAGAAGGCTATGTTTTCGACGACGAAAATGCTTTTCTTTCTGGGCTAAATAGTCGCTGTGGCGAACTGTCTTGCGTGCATTGGATGATTCGCAATGCCAATGAAAGCAATATTGGCAATGCCCAGTATCGGCGCAATTGGATAGAGCCACAAGGTGAATGGTATTGCCCAGAAACGCTTTACTTGCCTGAGCCTGCTCAATTTTCTTGTACTCTTGAGCAACAATTTTATGGAGGACATTCTGCTTTTGATGCACCAGCGATCACGCGAGAATTGGCCGACACAAAAGAATGGCTGTTTTCTCGGGAAGAAATAGATCAGATATGGGCGCAGTCTTCATTTATTGGCTGCAACATGGCGCGTGGCCCACGGCAAAGTTATAAGCAGTTTATGGGAATTCTGCTTTCGGCATTGGGACCAATTTGGCTTAAGCATAAGGAGCATTTTCGTTCCATTAATGGTTATGACAAGCGTGCAATTGCTTTTATTGCAGAACGCTTGATTACTGGCATGGTTTTATGCAGGGATAGGATTTTGCCAGGCGTTAAGATAGCCACGGCTCCGATAGGATTTATTAATTAATTGCGCTCAAGCTTAATCATGACTACAAAAGAAAAGCAAGCAAAAATTGCTCGTGTTCTTCGCGAATTTAAAGCTGGCACTCTTAAGGGTAGTGGCGGTGAGAAAATTAAAGACAGAAAGCGTGCAATTGCCATTGCTCTTTCAGAAGCTGGTATGAGTCGTCAAGGTAAGAGCGATGCCTATTGGGACAATTATTTCATGACTCTTATTGGCGAAGAGGAAGAAGAAGAGGAAGAGGGCATGGAAGAAATGGAGGACGGTTCCTGCGGAAAAAAGCGCTGAGGGGTGACGCCGAAAGCTTTGCCCCTCCTGCCGCTGTAAGAGCCGCTGCTCGCCGTGGCTTAGAACTACGCAAGAAACATGGCAAGGGAGGCTTGACGACGCAGGAAGCGGGCAAGCAAGGCATTGGAAGCGGCGTTGCTCGTGCGACAAGCCTGGCCAATGGCGAGAAGGTGAGCTATGAGACCATTAAACGCATGGCCGCATTTTTCTCAAGGCATGCCAAGAACAAAAGTGGCGGAGAGGATGATGCTGGTTATATCAGCCATAATTTATGGGGCGGCGATGCTGGTAGGGCGTGGGCAAATCGCATCATTAAGATGGTAGAGAATCGCAGAAAAGACCAATGAGCGAATACGTGCGTGTTATCGAAGAAGAAGACGAAGGCATTGGTCTTTTAAAGGCTCTCTCTATTCTTTCCGCTAACGAGCATCGCAACACTTCACGATGGGAACTAGTGGAGAAGCAGTGCTTTAAAAATGGACGACTAGATGAAACGCACATCTATGTAATGAGCGTTTACGAAAAGCCCGACCCTCATTTTGAACCGACAAAGTTTTTGACGTTTGAAATTGAGGCAATGGCAAAGTCCTACATTATGGAAGACATTGAAAATCAACTTGCCAGCATTCGCGGCGAAGACGATGATGAGGACTGACTATTGCGTTTCTTAATAAGCGCTTTTTATTGAGAAAGCTAATTGATCTTTGCAATGAATGATGGGTAGCCCATCAGCCACAGCACACTAATCCCATAGAGACCGCTGAGCGTGCGAATTTGTACGCAATCTGGCGGGGCTGTGCCTTTTTCAATGCGGCAATAAGAGCTTTGACTGATGTGAAGTTCTTTTGCTACGTCATGTTGCGTGAGTCCAGCATTAAGCCGAGCCTCCTTAATGCGGCTTGCAATAAGAATACGAGCTTCTTGGTGGGGAAGTTTAAGAGCATCCGTCGTGCTACGTGCCAAAAACATCACGATGATTTATTCCGTTTTGCATAAGCCTATAAAGTATAACATTCGCTTCTTGATAAAGTATGAATATGAGCACCATTTCTTGCCGATACGATTTCTCTCCTATTGAGAAATACGAACTCACGCCAGAAGGTTATCTTCGGGCATGGGCTTCAATCGCACGCACTGGCATCCAACACTACACAGATAGTGATGGCTCCATTCGTCGCGAATATCGTCCTGAAACAGAAGTGGCGTCTCCCGATAGTCTTGCTTCATTCGCGGGCAAGGCAATCACTTCTGAGCATCCGCCTGTACTGCTCGATTCTGAGAATACTAAGGACTACCAAGTAGGCTTTAGTGGTACTGAAGTGGTGTACGACAATGGTTTTGTCAAGGCAGTGATGACAATCACTGACGAAGACACCATCAAGCGCATCATGAAAGGAGATGCTCGTGAGGTAAGCGCGGGCTATAGGGTGAATTATGATCCCACGCCTGGCGTTACAGAAAACGGTGAACATTACGATGGCATCCAAAAGGAAATCATCGGCAATCACATCGCTGTTGTTCGTCGGGGCCGCGCTGGCCCGCAAGTGAAGCTTCATCTTGATAGGCAAGATGCTGCTGACCCATCATTGATCTCTAATGGAGGAGACCATCTCATGACGGCAAAAGTCGTTTTTGATGGCGCCGAGTTCGAGGTGACTGAGAGCGTTGCTCTTGCAATCACCAAAGAACGCGAAGACGCCAAAATGTCCTACGAGGACATGAAACAAAAGTACGATGAAATGATGTCCAAAGCTTCCAAAATGAAGGAAGAGATGGACGCCATGGAAAAGGAAATGCAAGGCAAGTGCGATTCCGCTGAGGGTCGTGCTGACGCCCTGGCTGAGCAGGTGGAAGAGCTGAAAGGCGAACTTGCTGCTGCTCAAGAAATCAACCTTGATTCCATGGTTGAAGAGCGCGTGGCTCTCATTGAGAAAGCCAAGCCTGTCCTGGATTCTGCTTATGAATTTGCTGGCAAAACTGCCCGCGAAGTGATGGTTGATTCCATCAAAGCAGTGCGTGGTGACGAGCTTGATCTTTCTGAGAAGAGCGATGACTACGTGCAGGCAATGTTCGACACTCTTTCCGAAGGTCGTTCTGACTCTGCCACCACTGACGAGCTGCGTAAAGCCGTAGCTTCCATTGCTTCTCCTGTTTCTGCACCCTCTGCCTATATGGATATGCTGCAGAATGCATGGAAGAAGCCCCTTTCCATCTCCAAGGAGGCTAAGTAATCATGGCCGTAACTTTCTCTGCTTCGGGCACTGCCTCCGCTGGTGGCGTGCAACAGAGCTATGCTCTGGAGCACACTGCACTGCTGGAAGGTCAACTGTCTGACATTCGCGACAACACCATCGGCACCTACATCAACGAAACTGGCGCTGTGCTGCCTTTCGGTAATGTGGTTGTCTACAACACCGCTGGCACTGCTGCAAACTCTGCTGCTACCATCTCTGGCGCTTCTGACACCGTTCAGGGTATCAACGTTCTCACTTACGTTGATGAAACCGCTCTTGATTCCAACAACCGTCCTGGTGTGAAGAATCAGCAAGTGCTGAACGTGGCCAACGAAGGTGCAGTGGCTGTCTATGTGACCGGCGCTGTTTCGCCCACTTCGCCTGTGCGCGTGCTGTATTCCGCTAGCGGCACTGGCAAGGCTGGTCAATTCTCGCATGCTTTTGCTTCTGGCAAAACCGTTCGCCTCGCTGGCGCACGTTTCCTGAGCACCACCACTTCCAGCGGCATTGCAATTCTGGAGCTGAATGGCCCCAGCTTTACTCTTTCCGCTGATTCTTGATAGGAGGCCCTAACAATGTCTGAATTCCGTATGGATGACGCGGGTCTGTTCCTTGAGCGTCAGCTTGAGTACATCCGCCCCCAAGTGTTTGAAGTGCAGTATGCGGATATTAAGTATCCGACCATTCTGCCTGTTACTAGCGAAGCTGGTCCTGGCGCCCAGACCTTCACCTATCGCATCATGGACTCCACTGGTGAGTTCAAGCTGATCGCTGATGCTGCTGACGATCTGCCCCGTGCTGACATCAGCCAAGTTGAGAAGAGCATCAACATCCGCTCCTTCGGTGGTTCCTTCGGTTACACCGTGCAGGAACTGCGTGCTGCTCAGATGGCCAACATCGCCCTGGAGCAGCGTCGTGCTGCTGCCGTGCGTCGTGCCTATGAGGAGAAAGTGGAAGAAGTGGCTCTGTTCGGTGAGAGCACCGTTGGCCTGTCTGGTTTCTTCAACAACTCCACCGTAGACGTTGTTGCTGCTGATAAATGGTTCACCGATAGCGGCACCACTGCTCAGGAAATGCTTGAGCTGCTGAACTATGGCGTGAGCGCCATTATCAACGCCTCCAAGATGAAGGAGCAGCCCGACACCATCCTCATGGCTTATGAGGACTACAACAAGGTGAGCACCACTCGCAACTCCGACTCTTCGGACGTGACTGTGCTGGAATACTTCCTGCGCACCAATCCCTACATCCGTAACGTTGAGCCCATCAACCAACTGGATGCTGGTAATAGCGTGCTGAATACCAACCGCATGGTTGTGTACAAGCGTGATCCTGAGAAGGTGCAACTGCACATTCCTCAGCCCCTGGAACTCTTCCCGCCCCAACAGCGTGGTCTTGAGTTCATCGTTCCCGCTCATGCTCGCGTGGGTGGCGTGGCTCTGTACTATCCCAAGAGCGTTATCTACGTTCAAGCTTCGGCCTGAGGATAGTTAGTCAAGCGAGGGACGTTAAGCTATGGACAATTGTTTCTTTTGAACAATGCTCATTGCTTATCGTCCCGAACTTGAAAACCCGCCCCGTGAAGGCGGGTTTGGCATTATTACGCAAACTGGCATGATTCAACTCACGCCTGGTCTTAATCAAGATATTCCAGAGCATCAATGGAAGGTGGCTCGTGAGAATAGGGCGGTTAAACGCCTTATGAACATTGGAGCCATCGAGGAAGTGCGTGAGCAAATCATGGTGGAAGACATTCCACAAGATGTGCAAACGCTTTCTCAAATGCCAATGGTGGAAGCCATCCGCATGATCGAACTCATTCATGATCCCGATCAGTTGAATGGATGGAAGAAGATTGAAGGCCGTGTAAGGGTGCGTAATGCCATTAATAAGCGCATTGAAAACATTCGCATTGGGAAAGCCTGATTATGGCCGTCACTTATGCGAGTTTTCTTGAGCGGTTCCCTGAATTCACTCCCCATCCATCGGGGATTGTAAATGGTGCCATCTCTGAAGCCACTTACGATGCATCGCAAGATGTATTTGGGGAACAAACTGATAGGGCCGTGAAATTCCTCGCTGCTCATATTATTGCCATTCAACTTGCGCAGATGGGCATTCAAATTGGTGCTACTGACGGCAAGGTGTATGGCGAGGGGCTAGACGCCACTCAATACGGTCAAGAGTTCAAGCGCATGCTGAATCTTCTTCCTTCTTCTTCTGTTGGTTTCGTTGTATGAGCAATTTCCTGGAGCCACTTGCCAATTCCACGCTGGTATGGTCAGTGGCTTCGGGCTATGCGCTTGATAGCGAAACTGGAAATTATGTGGCTGTTGCAACGGGCATTACTTACTATGCATCGTTAAGACAGAAACGTAATCCTCAGTACGATTATTTGCTTGGTGCAGACCAGACTGCCGTCTATATGGAAGGTCGTCTTACTTCTCCGCTTACGTTATCTGGCGTGACGCCTGGAGATTCCGCTCAAGCAATTATCAATGGAAGAGAAGGGCGCTTTGAACTATTACCAAACGAGGAGATTGCTATTCATTATTGGCAGTTCCTCGGCACACCAATTAGGGGAATTTTTAGACTAATTGGCAAAGGAAGCGTTGACAATGCTTAATCGAGCATG